GCCTTTTACTAGAACCACCTTTGCCATCGAAACAAACAATTACTCTTGTAGGTTTGATGTTTTTAATTGCATAACCAATAGACTGCAGAAAACCCGTCATGCCTCCAATATGTATGCCGTCTTCATTTGTACTAGGGTTGACGGCAAATGCCCTAATAAATGTATTTAATCCATCAATTAAAAGAATTCTGTCATCTGGTGATTGATTCATAGAATCTGTTTCTTTTAGATTTTTGAGGATATCTATATAACTTTGTTTCATATATCTAATATAACAAAAATATTTGACATAGAAAAATAAATAACGTACAAAAGTAGGCGTGTTGTTATTTTATTTCTATAAACTTAGCTTTTGCTGATTCTGACTTAGGTACTGTAATTTGTAACAGACCATTTTCTAATGTAGCATCCAAATCTGAAAGGTTATAGTCAGGACTAACCTTCCATCCCATATCAAAGCTTCTTCTTGCAATACCTCTGTGTAAATATTGCGGTGCTTCCATATTTGATGGGTTTGATTCTACTGATGGTTTTTTATAGGTAACCTTCAAAGTATTACCTTCTACTGAAACTTTAATTTCGTCTCTTTCAATTCCAACACATGCAATGTCGAAACATAGAACATCGTCCTGAACAAATACATCGACAGGATAATCTGGCTTTGTGTCCATAAAAGAACCAAAACCTACATTTGTATCGAAAAAGTTTTTGAATAATAAATCGGTGGAAAAGAGTCTCTCACCTAATAAGTGTCTTGTCATAATAAATCTCCTTAAATAATTTTTGTTGTTTACGCCTACTTAAGTACGTTAACATATATAAATATACAGCTCGGTTGTTTTAATTGTGCCAAGCTACGCTAATCATTTCTTGACCTGGCTTCCACTGTCCACCTGGCTTTCCTTTATATTTAGCTATTTTATTTTCTGCCTTAATTTTTGATAAAGCATCATTTACATCTTTTTCTGTTTTCAAATCTCTAACAGTTATTGTATTGTAAATATAATCTTTTTTTACAGGTCTGTTTTTATCGTCGCGGCCAACTTCTTTTGCTGTTCGCTTTACCTGCTCTAAATGTACTGTTAATCTTTTCATAACGATTTTACTGTTTCTTTTAATTCTCTAGCCTCAGCTATTTGTTTTACTAATTTACTACACTCTTCAACAATATCTGGATGCTCTCCAATACCTGCTGGATTATTAAGATAGTTGTTTAGATTTGCCACGGCCTTTGTTTCCTGTGCCTCTGCTTCTGCTAATAATGCTGCTAAAATTTCTTGTTTCATTTTATTCTCCTATTAAATTAAAAATAAAAGGCTTTTGGTTGGTTAAATAAATCATAATAATCAAGTGAGGATTTTTAACTCTTAACATTCTGCACCACGTGAAGGTAGCCTTTTTTCGCAGAACTAGGTGTATATTACAACACCTTAATTACATCAGATTTTTTAACTTCAACAACCTCGAATTCTACCATATCATCGGCAAAATCTTTATTAACGATTGCTTCAGCATCTGTTACTGATACAGCGCTTACAAGATACGCTTCTTTTTTCCACGTAACTTTTTTACCATTGTCTGTTGCAACTTTTACTCTTGCTAAATAATACATAACCTTTTCTCCTTTGTTTTAATTAAATTTTGGCAAGGTGGTTGGATTCGAACCAACAGTTTTTCAAGTACCAGTTTGATAGGTAAAAACTTAAAAAAACCTAATATAGCCTCTGTACTCTTTAGAGACTTGGGGTCGGTGCTACCGCCACCGTTAAGCCGCTGACTACACGTAGTCTTGGCTGCGTTTTCCAAGATAGTATTTTCAGGTTTTATATGCCTGTCAACTATCATTCCGCCACACCTTGCTGATTTGTTATCCTGTAGGTACGTCATCTTCTCCAATTGTTAAATCGTCAATACCGATTTCATCAGTCTTATATGACATTACCAATGTTTCACAAATCTTATTATATATACTTTCTTTTCTTTCAGGATTAGACAAAACCTTATCTTCAAAATCTTTAGATAAAAACTTTATTTCCTCACCTGTAATATCACAAGTATAAGTATACCAAGAGCCGCCTTGTTTCAGAAGTTTATAGTCCTTCATTACTTGTAACCAGCTTCCTACATCATCAATTCCACTTTCGAAATAAATGTTAAATTCAGCCTCACGTAATGGTGGTCCCATTCTATTCTTTACAACTTTAGCTTTTGTTTTTATACCTATCACTTGTTCTTTGCCTTGAATCTTAGCCTTGATTTGACCTGCCGCTTTCAACCTTAATCTACAGCTTGCGTGAAATTGTATTGCTTTACCACCAGATGTTGTATATTTGTCACCAAACATAACACCAAGTTTTTCTCTTAGCTGATTTGTAAAGATTAAACATACTCTTTCTCTACCAATCATTTGTGTAATTTTACGCATTGCTTTAGATAGTACGATGGCCTTCGATGTGGCCCAACCATCTTTGCTGTAGTCTGCATCCTGCTCTACTTTGGTTGTTGCTGCTGCAACTGAATCGACAACTATACTAACCAACCTGTTTTTATCTGCCTCTTTTACCTTTACGATTATATTTTCAATAACCTCAAAAATATCTTCTACAGTTTCAAGTTGTATGTATAACATTTTGGAAATATCAATACCTATTGCCTGTAAGAACTCTTCGTTCATTGCATTTTCTGTATCAATATAAACAGCCAATCCACCTTTTTTCTGAGTATTTGCTAGTAAGTGGGCCGCCAACAATGATTTACCTGAGGCTTCCATTCCAGTTATTTCTGTAATTCTGCCTACCGGTAAACCACCATGGGACCTATTTGAAATAGCTAGGTCAAGTAGAGACGAACCTGTACTTATCCATTCTGTTAAGTCGGTTGGTGTATCTTCTGCACCATCCAGAAAGTATGCAACCTTCATGCCCTTAAACTGTTTGTTTAGTGAGTCAGCTAATACGCTGGCTAATTCATCTCTATTAGTCTTGTCCTTTGCCATCTATTTTCTCCTAGTTTTCGTCATTAAATAAATCATCAAATGCTGATTCAATATCACCTGTTGATTTTACACCTGTAGTTGTAGCAGTTGCAGGTTCTTGAACCTGTTCAGTCTCACCTTCAGGATTTAACCATTCTTCAAGTACGTTTTTCAAATCATCATAAGAATTCTTTCTGAATATTTCGTAAATATCCTTTTGTCCTTCTACGATTTTTGTTGCAACGTTTGAATCTGTTGTTGCAGCTGTTTGATTTGGCTTTACACGAATTGCAGTTTTA